ACGCGATTGAACGGGTCGGTTGCCAGCCGATCCGTTCAATAGTAGTCGTTAGCGCATCGTAAGTTTAGATTAAAGTTACGTCTAAGGCGCGTTGTGTGGTGGCATAAGCAAAGGATTGATGAACCTGACCGGACGGATCGAAAGATGTGTAGGCAGCCTCCACAAGTTTACCCTCCCGATGCATCCTTACTATCTTTTCGTGCACCCGATGGTATGCAGCCTTTTGCACATCGCCCATGTCAGTTTGCGGAATGGACTGGACGCACAGGATCGAGAACAACACGTCCATCGAGCTCGAAGGTTCGTGGTGCAACACGTCGAGCACTAGCTCATCAAGCTCGCGGTCTGGAAGGTCTAGTAATATTATAAACAAATGATCGTATGCTGCGTCTATAAGTTCTGTGCCAGCCACCAGTGGCACGACATTTGAGAAGGCGTCTGGAAGTTTTGTTTGAGGTACTCCCTCATCTTCGATCACTTCCTCGTCATGCTCCACTAACTGCGTCAGCGCATGGTCAACGTGAAGTCTCGAACAAATGAACCGTGCGATGTGGATTTTATCTGGATAATTTACTCGCACAGTTGCAAATATTATATCACCTTCGCAAACGTCAGCATCTTCGGCGATGTGTTTAGGAACGAAGACTGTTCCTTCGTTTGATGAAGCGTACGCGCTGCCTGAGACAGTCACGTTTTCAATTTCAATACTTAACTTCTTCCAATTAGTTGTCATATTTTAGTGCCTCATTCGTGTAAACCATGCGGTTTACGTTGTTAAATTGACACGCCGATCTCAGACCGATGTGGTAGAATTTGACAACGAATGTTATGTTGATGTGGATTAAATCCCTTAGCAGGGGGACGCCTTCGTCCACTCGGCCACGTCTCCATTTGCGGGAGTATTCGCAAACCTCTTGGGACGCAACGCTTTTATTTAATTTCTTCAACATAACTTTCGTTCTCTCGCGGCGACGTGTGGCGGTCCTAGATTACAGGCTCATCACCGCTGACCTGTGATCTTCGTAAGTAGTATTCATGTATCGCATCACCATTTTTAAATCGGAGTGTCCGAGTAGATCAGCGATCACTTTCGGTGGTGTTCCGTTACGCGCGAGGCGCGTAGCGAATGTGTGGCGCAAAGCATAAGGTGTCTTGGTTATTCCCAATGCATCCGTAACCTTGCGCCAATGATAGCCCATTTGTTTATTACTTTCAAACGACCGTCCTTCGTTAAGAAAAACGTGCGTCGAGGGCGGTGGATCAGATCGCGGTATCGTGTTGAGTGCCGCTTCGTTGAGAGGCATACGCCGAGTTCTTAGTACGCCGCCCTTGCCCTTGTAACATCCAATGACGACACTCGAATTGGTGAAGTCAACATCGTCGTATGTCAGGGTCATAGCCTCGATTGGCCGCGCACCTGTGTTAAGTAGAAACGTGCACAGTCGTCGAACATCTGGCGACAGCCTTGGAAAGATCAAGTCGATCTCATCGTGGCTAAAGGTGTCCGTTTTGTGCTCGCCTTCTGGTGGCTTACGCAGCTTGATTGGATCACGTAACCCAAGCTCAGTAGCATAATTGAGGACGCTCTGAAGTTGTGTAATGTCACGCCTGATGGTTGAGTTTGAGTTGCCCTTGTTGACGTGGCGCTCCTCCACGTATTCCTCTACATCGTTGAGGTCGATTGCGTTGATCTGATAATCGCCCCAGTAGTCGGCGAGCAAGCTCACGTACCATCGAGTAGACTTTGACGCGCCTGTGTTTGGGCTCTTAATATATCGAGCCGAAACGGTTTTGTATTTGTTTTGCGCTCCAAGTAATGAGCGTTGGACACCCACCTTTACTTGGCCGGTAAGAACCTTGTGTTCGTACTCAGTGCAAAGCTCCCGCGCCAGCGCGTAGTCCGCAGTGCCGAGGGAATGTCGAACGCGAATGCCTTCGTAGTTTCCGACAGCTTGATAGAAGTTTCCTCCCGATCTTTTTTTAGCTTTGAATAAAGGCATTACTCATTCACCTTCGATCTGTATAAAGCCGCGTAGTGATCTTCTACGTCTACGTTAAGTGTGCGTCCCCAATCAGAAGGCAGACCACCAGACGTACGTTTGTACTCAGAAGGCTCCATGCGCTCCATGATATCAGAAATAATCATCGCTGCTTGGCCGCGTGTTTTAGTGCCTACTTTTTTGCACACAGCGCGAACGTGTAGCTTCACAGTATTCTCGCCGATATTTATCACACCAGCGATTTCTTTGTTGGACCAACCGTCTACCAATAATTGTGCGGTTACGTGTTGTTTTGTTGTCATTGATCGCATGAGCGCTTGCTCTGATGCGGTTATAGCAGCTTGTGTTGCGTCACTGTACGGTTGTGACCCGCTGCTGGCGTTCTCTGATTTCAGAACCAGCCCCGTTAGAATATCTATCTTCGCTTCTATTCGTGCCAATTCAAATCGAATGTTTGTATTACTCATTACATCCTCTTCTATAGTACGTGCATGTGTCCGGTTGTTCCCGAACGGACCTCCAAGTTGTTTCTCGGATGGCTCCTTGTAGCGCAAACGATACATTTCTGTCAAGCGAGTTGTGTCTAAGTTTCTTTGAGCTTCCATTTTATCCCCCCAACGCCGGCCATTATAGGCTCGTAACGTATTGGAATACCTTTCCATTTATGAAACCGATTCGAAAGAGTGACTGATTGCGGTAACAGTGCCAAACAGCTTGGCCTACCTTTTGGGCTAGTCGTCCAAATCACCCGCGCGTTCCGCCGCAATTTTGGCTGAGACTTCCACAGCATGTATAGCTTGGTATATGCCCATTAACCCCAGACTGTCTTCATGACTGCGAGCCCAATCTGCATAATGAAGCCAACTTTCTAAGAGAAAAGGTGATGCTTCAACACGTCTCTGGTTGTTTTGATCGCGCTCCACATCCACCCAGCCAGAAGCCTCGCCTTCTGCAATCATAGCGTCCATCGTGTTTCGAGATACACTTAGTAAGCGTGCCAATCTGCTTGGCACTGTAGCTTGGCCGGAATAAGTGTTGTCAATTATCGCCATACTAAAAAGTCTTCGGTTCAAAGTTGAAGTGTAGTAGCTGCATACAGCAGTAAACTTATGATCTGGGCCAATAAAATTTTTATATCCGCCCATCGCGTCTTCCCTTCGCAATCGGGCAAGACCTTTCGCATAATTTTGTTTTAATAAATTCATTCTATCCTCCAACCAACACAGTGCAAATATTTTTGACGTAACGTCAACATGCAACGTAGCGTTGTTTGGTAATAATTATTTACCGCATACGGCTTCGATTGTTTCATTATGTTTGACAATCGAAGTGAGTACAGATCGGTCGGATTTTAATAGGTACTCGATTGTATCCGAGTTGTTAAAAATAATAGCGGAAGATACATCACAGTATGTATCACTCGTGATCTGAGCGCACCCAGTTGCGAGCCCTGTCAGCAAGATCGGTGTCATCCATTTCGCTAACTTCATCTGTAATTTCCTTGTTCGATTTTAAAACATGGATGCGTCGCGCATCGAGCTTACGTTTGATTTTGTCCTGCCCTTTAGCCACACCGGCTGAGTAAATGCCGAGCAAACCGAGAACGAAAGTTGTGGCTAAGAGTGCGTACAGTTGTAGTCTTCCCATTTATGCTACTAAACCTCCGCTCATATCTACGCATCTGACCAAGACCTTCCCCCCTACTGGGGCGGTGGTCGTGAATTTTCGATAAAGCTCCGTGCGCTTGAGCTCACAAATTCTCTTGTCTTGATAGATCATTTGCGTTGCGCTCACCTTGTACGCATCCGGCAAAAGAAAGATTACAATAATCACCCACATTTTATTGCCACCCTTGAGACCAAGCCTTGAGGCGTTCGCGCATTACGTAGATGCCGAGCAAGATAGATATGCCAGCGAAGCCGAGCACTATATACTGTGCTGTTTGATCGAGGCCGGAAAGCATAGCTCCTGCGCTACCCATCGAGGCAGCGATTGATACGCCGGACGCTTTGATCGTCTTGGATTGTGACGGCTTCGTACGCGACTTGGAAGGTGTACTCGTTTGCGAGATTGTTTGGCCCGCCATCCACCTGGCAACGGGGAAGCCTGGGCACGCTTTGTTTGAATACTCGTTGTGGCCCTTCACTTTTAGTTTGCGTCCGTGGAGTGTACGCAAACTCTTTATCGCGGTCCAAAGGGATGCCAGTTGTTCGGGCGTGTAGTGATCTACTGCGCTGTCTTCAGATGAGGAACCAAAGCCACCGGCTAGGCATATGCCGATGCTGTCAGCGTTGTGGCCTTTCGTATGCGCTCCCTGAATTTCCATTGGACGCGCGAATATAATTTCACCGCACCGCGCAATGTATATATGATAACCGATATCGCTCCATCCATTATCTTCAACATGCCACCGACGTATCTCTTTTAGCTGATCCTCGGCAGAGCTTCCTTTCATCCAATCTGGTTTGGTGGCGGAGCAGTGTACGATTATTTTCTCTATGTTTCTCATAGATCAAATTCCTTTTCAAAAGTTCTGGTCTGAGCTTCCTCAGAAAAAAGAGTGTGCTTCAGACGGACAGACTGAGGAGGTATGCAATTCCATTTGCGCGCGAAGCAAAGCTTTAGGTCCAGAGCTACGAACAAGTGGACCCCTTCGTATGGTTTTTGGCGGAGCTGGATGCTGTACCTGTACGAAGGGGTCTTGGTACTGACCTTCTCGAACACCGGCCTAGAGGCAGCCTTGACCTGTACGCGTATGAGTTTTCCAGCGGGCGTCTTGCACCAAAGGTCGTCTTCGTAAACGTCTACGTGGGTAGCGTGTAGTCCGTGCGCTTCGAGTGCGGCAGCGGCTATGAACTCTCCGTATCTTCCAGCAAATAATTCTTTTTGCTTTGAGGGGATCATTTAATTCGCAGCATCGTTTCTAGGTGAGTTATGTTTACCTTCGCCGCGCTTAGGTCAGATCGTAGGTTTGATATTTCGCCGAGCAGATGCTCGATCTTTTCGTCCTTAGCGTCGAGGCGCTTTGCGAGCCCATCAATCTGCGACTTTAATGTCTGTTGGTACTCTCCAGCAGGATTTCCTTTATTCTTTTGGTGGATGGTCATGAAGGACCAGAAGCCAGCGGAGCCGGTCAGCGCAATCGCGAGCGTGTAGATATGTTCATTCATTATTATAAAGCCCGCATAGGTTTTCGCTACGAACATGAATACATAATCACATATGCTTAGTCGTCCTTGAGCATATAGAATTAACAAGTATGTATTAGTCGATGGCACAACCACAGTTCCACATGCAGCGTAGCTCAAGCGAAGCTGCCGATTGCTAGATTGCAAAAATACCCTTGTTATCAAGTGCCCACACGACAAGCCCGTAACACCCGAACACAGTTAAGAAAGCAATCGCAGTATAAATACACCCGTAGATTAAAGTTTGGCGAGCTTCTTCACGTTGCTCCGCCGCACGCTTCTTTCGTACGCGCATTGTGCCTTGGAACTTTACGTAATCATCGTACATTCCAGGTCTTCCGTACAATCGCATTATTGAGACGAGTTCTTTTTTTTGTTCCTTCAGCTTCTCAAGCTCCAGAAACTCAGCAATTCCTTCACTGTGGTTGCCGAATGCTTTGTACCACAGGGATTTTTCTTTACTGTTGCCTTGCGCCGTAAGAGTTTCTTCAGCGTCCAATATTGTACTGAGCGAGCCAGCCATATCAGCAAGCTCACGTCCGTTTTGTGTAAACTTTTTTACAGTTGCGAAGGCAGCGTTCGCCGCGCTTACGAGCGCTATGGTCTCAGCAATCATCGTTTAGTCCTGTGTTCTCTGATAGCTCTACCTATACGCGAACTTCATGGGTCAGTCGTCCACCTTTAAGAACGATAATTTTTCGAGCGAGGCGATGTACATATTCTTCCAGTCCTTGAGACGCATGACTACGAGACTATCTTCAAGTGCTTCAAGGTTGCGGCGCGTGATGACTACGGGCGCTTCCGGCGATTTGGTCTGCTGAATGTTTCGCTCGGCTTGGCGCATTGCGTCGCGTACGTTTAGCCGTTCCACCCGCTTGGCCTCTACGAATACGAGCGGTGTACCCAGAAGGTCGGCGCCGCCAGCATGAAGGCCGATCTTTCCTCCGCCAGAAAGTGGTGCGCGTTGGCATCGCTCTTCCAAAAATACGTGGTCGTTAAAATAGTGGGCGAGATCGACTTCGTACTTATCGCCCTTAGCTTTTTGTGGGTTGCCCATCAGAACGGTATCTCCAAAATTGAAGGTTTCTTTCGTGCGGGCTCATCATCGTACGAACTTACGCGCGAAGCTTCAGCCTCACGCTCCGTACACCCATCACATTTATACTGGTTCTTTGCTCGCTCACTTTTGCTACCGCATATAATGCAGGGCCGTTGCCACTTGGGTGGCTGCGGTTTAATCTGGTACTTAGCACCTGGAAAATATTGAAGCTTGAGGCGCATCAGCGTCCGCTTTGCTGTGTCTATGCAAATCGAGTATCGCTCTGCTATTTCTTGATGAGTGAAGTCTGAGTGGTTTTCTTTCAGCCAGTCCAGCTCTATGGGAGACAAAATAATCTTTCGCGACATACCATGAACCAAGTTTATGTAACGTATGTAACACGCAACTATACTGGGCACAACTTACGGTGTATAAATTTGTTAATAAAGTTGTGCTGTACGCATTGACTTTTCCGACAAGGACGGTAAAATCGTGGAAACTGTAGGCGACTAAGTGAACACCTATTCACTCCGTGAATTGGTGTGAACGCAGGTAGACGTGAAACTGTAGGAACGATTTTACCGTTTTAGATACGCAGTCTGTACTGCTATCTGTACTGCTATAATTATAAAAAAAATACTTGCCCAACACCACGTACGCACGCTAAACTAAAGTTGTGTATTCTCCCAATTACACAGCTCCCTCCACCTACCCGCGCGTCGAGGTATCAACTCACGCGCGGGTTTTTTTATTGGGCGTTGGCGATGTAGCTTGGCAAATCTTCGCGAAGCTTTTCTGTCCATTCTGCGATAGTCGAAACAGGACGGCCAACTCTACGAGCAATCTCCACATCAGATAGCGCTGGGCGAGTGACCCCATGCGCGTCAGTCCACTGCGACGCGAAGGTCATGGCGCGTTGCTTTGAGGTCTTGCCAGCGACTATACGAACAGTGTCGTCTTGCATGTTGCCAGCGAACGCGAGATTATAAAATGGTTCGTGCGCGTCAGACCATTCACGCACCTTGCCGAACCGGACTTGCATCATAACGTCCAGACGTTCATCGTCCGAAATCGCTGGCTTGGATGAGAGGACTTGAAACGGGGAGCCAGCTATGTCGCCTTCGAAAATACCAGCCTTCACCTCGGCTGTTTCTTTATCCCAAAAGACTTGTGTGATTTTGATCTGGGTCTCAAGGACGGTAAGCTGGTTAGAGCTACCCGCCTCACGGCCCGACGCGGTGCCTTCGCTGGGTTTGTTTGAGTGATGTAGTAGCCAAACAGCAAGGCCAGCGTTACGCATCTTCAAGCACATCTGATTGATGTGGCTCCACTGCTCGGCGCTATTTTCTTGCAGACCTGGAAAGGCTGATCGGATCGTGTCGATCACAACGTGGGTAGGTCGTACTGCTTTGATCCATGACTGGAAGTTTCGCACACCTTCCTCGGTCATCAAGTTCATGGAATGCTCGTCGTTGAACGGTGCCCAGATCATAAAGTTATCACCAGCGTCACCGAAGCTGCGCTTGCTGCGGTCAAGGAAGTTGGCGATGTTTGCTCGGCTGTTCTCAAAATCAAAATACAATACGCGAGACTTCTGGCCGAGATCGAAAGGTCCAAACCGATGCTGCCCTGCTGCTGCTGCATACAACAGGTGGCGGACAAACATCGACTTACCATGCCCACTATACCCGAAGACCTGTAAGATGGTCCCCTTAGTGGGTACTATGGGGTCTATGTAGAACTCCATACCCGCGACGTACTCACGTAGTTCATCGAGGTCGGCGGTTGTGATCGGCTTATACTTACGTTTCTTGTCCTCCTCTTTCTCTTCCTCCGCTGGCTCCAAGTCCATTGGGAGGTTGCCCTTACGAACTTCGTTGTCCAAGGCGCGTTGACACATCTGGCTTACTTTTTCGATCTCAACATCGTTCTGAAAGAACGCGCCCATGAAGTCAGCGGCCCCGTCAATCAGTGCATCGAGGCCACGACCCTGCCCCGCCAAGGAAGAAATGTACTTATATAGCCTGTCATCCCTTCCATTTCCGCCACCGTCCGGTAGTTTTCCGATGGCATCGACCAGTTCTTGCGTGCGATCCCAAATTGGTTTGTTCAATGTCACATCGCTGAGTGACATGCCTTCAAATTTCCATTGATTGAAATCCACTACATTTTCTGAAGCTGATGGAGCGTTTAGGACGGGTGCTGAGTACAAAGGAAGATCATCGAAGTCGTGGCCTTGAAGTAGAACCCATTCGTAATTTTTTGAGGGAGGGGCTACTGCGTAACCCTTGCTACCGCGAAGGTCGAGGCCATCGCAGCGGGGCCAATCCACATCGTTGCCATCGCCGCCCACGCGGTTCTTGATCCAATCTGATTGGTCAGGAAACTTAAAGTAAAAGTGCCAGCCCTTCTTAGTACGAACCTTGACCGGAGTTCGTGTCATTCCAAGACGGGTGGCTTCAGCTAAGGCGGCCTCATTATCGCAATCAACGATAACCAGCCCAGAAAGAGGGCCAGTTATTACTGCTATATTCGCGTTGGGCCATCGCTCGAACCATTCGATAACCTCGTCAGAGGTAGGTAGCTTTAACTCATCAGAGTAGTGGCCCCACTTAACCGCTGGTCTTTTGGTGTCTGGAAGGATCGGTATCACAGCCCACCCGCGATCCAATAATTCCAGCGCTTCTTCCAAGGTCGTTTTCATTTAGTGTCTCCGATTTGAAGTATGAGTTGAGATCGACCAAAGGCCAGACCTCTTTGATTTGTGAAAGATAAGTGGAGGAAATGAAGTCGCGACGTATCCAGCCGTAAGGCGTTGTGCGGCAAATTCCGAGGCCCGTGCTTACCGCCGGAGCCCCACCAAGATCGTCAATTAGTTTCTGAATTTCGAAGTGCATTACTTTTTTCCTCTTGTAACAACCTTGGGCGTAACATATACACTACTCATACACAACTTACGATTTACAATTTAATCTCAAAGGATACGCAGATGGAGGAAGACGGACTAATTTTTGGGGAGACTTGGCTACCAGCCCCAGCCCATCCGAAAGCTTGGCGGCTCAAAGACGCGGCGAAGCAATACACCGAATGCTCTGTTAGACTTGATAATGAGAAGGCTTCATTAGATTACTTGAAGGAAATACTTCTATCTGATCTGCCTAATGTCGTTGGTGAACACCCAATTCAAATGGACGACGGGCGTACCCTAGTAGTACGTATTCCTGAGAAATTAGTTTGGGATAAAAAGTTGTTGAAAAGCACATTCGAAGCCAGCGGCCTTCCTGATTGCGTATCGCAAAGCTTTACAGTGGACCGTAAAAAACTAGATGCCGCTCCCGAAAATGTAAGAGAAGTCCTCAAACAAGCGCTAACTATTACGTGTGGCGCTCCAACAATTAAGGTTCAGTCATGAATATAACACCACTAAAAACGAACGATATATCTGTACGAGGCGCGTCCAAAACGCTCGTCTACGGTATGCACGGCAGCGGTAAGACTACCCAGTGCGCTAACTACGCGAAGCGTTTCGGTAAAGGTCTTATACTGTCAGGCGAAAGTGGCCTTAGCTCAATCTCAGACCTTGAATGCGACTACCTTCCGTTCGCGACTTTTGATCGTGTGCCGACGAGGGAGGGTGAGCATTCGTTCAGAGATTTAACTAAGTTCGTAATGTCCGCCGAGTTTAAAAAGGCTGGTTACAAGTGGATCGCAATCGACAGCGCAACCGAATTGTCACAAAAATGCTTTGCCGATGTTGAGTTTGAGCTTGGCGAAGCTGCAAAGAATGGCTTCGAGAAGTGGAGCTTGTACGAGCGCAAGATCACTGCGGCTCTAAAGTGGGTGCGTGACCTTGATCTGCACGTACTCATCACGGCACTCGCTGCCGAGGAAACTGACGATAATGGTCAGACGAATTACTGGCCGATGATGGTGCAGAAAAAAGTACAGAAGTTGATACCCGCCTTGTACGACAATGTGTTCTGTTTGGTTCGCAAAACAAACGAACATAAGGGCAAGGTTTCTGTCCGCCGCTACTTAATCACAGATCAGGTAGGAGGCTGGCACGGCAAGACGCGTGATCCATACCGACGCCTAAGTGCTGCTGAAGAGTGCGACGATGTTACGGATTTAATCGAACGTATTTACATGACGAAAAGCGAATTTGAACAATACAACGGAAGTGGAGAAAAAGAGAATGTCTAAGTTTCAGGGACTTGAGGGCATGGACCTCAGTGGTGTGGAAATTACACGAAACAAAATTCTGCCAGTAGGTCGGCATATAGTAAAGATTACGGATGCAAAAGTTGAGCGCAACGATAAGACGGACACCGCGCAGTTGGTGCTTTCGTACGCCGGAAAAGACGGAGGTACTATCCGTCAGTGGATTTGGGTTTATCACAGTAAATCACCAGAAGCTACTGAGATAGGAAAGAAGCAGTTGAAGGAGCTTCTTCTGATCTTGGGCAACGATGGTTCAGAAGCTCCGAGCGTTAGCTTTTTCCAAGGCAAGACTGTTGGTATCGTCATAAAATCAGAAGTTTATCTGGACAAGACTAACTTGAAAGTCGCTTACCATTTTGAGGAACCGGCTGATGATGGCGAGAATACGCCTGTGGCAATATCTGCCAAGCCGCTAGATGATGAAATCCCGTTCTAAATGCACCCCGTACACCCACAAGCGCAGAAGTTAATCGAGGCCATTGACGAGGGCTACGCCGCAGAAGACCGTGGTTCAGCCCGTGCGTACATTGGTGCCTCGATGGCAGGGACTGAGTGCATAGCGCAGATGGCTCTGTCTCTGCGCGGGTTTCCAGACGTTGATCCAGACCCCCAGTTGAAGAGAATATTCTTCGCTGGGCACCGGATTGAGGACTGGGTGGTGCGCGACCTCAAGGACAAGGCCGACTTGCGGGTGTACGAAAAGGACGAAATGACTGGAAGGCAGCACCGAGCCGAATGGCTTGGAGGCCACGTTGTCTGCAACACGGATGGGCTTGCTGACTTCGAAGATGGCACGGGGCCGATGATCCTTGAGATCAAAAGCATGAACGATGCGAACTTCAAGAAGACCGTTTCGTACGGGGTGAAAGTTTCACATCGCAAATATTATCGCCAAATGATGATGATGATGGCGATGATGAGAATTGATCGTAGTCTGTTTGTATCTTACTGTAAAAACAATTCTAAATATCACGCTGAAGTTGTTCTATTCGATCAAGAAGAATGGGACACGATGTACATAAAAATACAGGCTACGCTCGATGGTCAAGCGGGGCGCGTTGCAACGGAGCCAGAAAGCTGGAACTGCAAGTCGTGCTTTAAAAGGAAAAGTTGCTGGGAAATCCCAGACGTTGCCCCCGCTTGCGTCTTCTGTGCGAACAGTTTCCCGAACAAAAACGGTGCGTGGACTTGCAAGCTGACTAACCGTGATGCCGTTAACCCTTGCGATAAATACGAAATGTTCAGACCCACGGAGAAAACCTAATGGACACATTGAACGAACTGAGCATGGCCCGACAAGGTATCATTCGCAAGGAGGCCGAGATTGAAAGTATATTCGACAGGCTGGAAGCGATGCAAAATGGAAGGATACTCGGTACGGGCAATGATACTGTTGATCCCGATGATTTACACCGCACTCGTACCAAACTTCGGCACGAGAAGGAAAGGCTTGTAGAACTTAAATGCAAAGCCACTCAGTTAGAAATCGACGCCGTACGTCTGGGGGGATTAACACATGTCTAAAGTTAGGGACTTACCGTTGATCGAAGCGATGCGGATAATCAACGCTGATAGAAACGAAGAGTATGGGGAGCCAGCCGATAACTTCAAAGATATCGCGGACATGATGACAGTCTTGCTCAAGCCGGTACTTAAAGATGGTGCGAAAGTTTGTGTGTCTCAAGTTGCCATGACGATGATCGCAGTAAAGCTATCAAGAATGACTACATCGCCAAACAAGTTTGACACTTGGGTTGATATCGCCGGTTACGTCGGCGCCGGATGGGAAGCCACTGATAAAGTGGGACGTTAGTTCACAGTCATTACTTAGCTTCTCCTGCCATCCAGATTGCGAACGCTCCTGTCATAGCGCCCATTACCGTGGCGCTAAAACCAGCTTGTACTACGGATGGATCAGGCAACCCCATGAACCATCCCGCAACATTCCAAGACATTATCATGAACATGATCGTCATGGCTCGCCGTATTAACTTGTGGGTATCGAAGAAAGCTTTCATGATCCGAAGCCTTTACCGAAGTCGGCACTGAACGAGCTACCAAACCCAGTGCTGGTTGATGGACGTCCGAGGCTACGAACGCCAGCGACATTATCAATGAGGCTTTCCTTGGCCCAGCTAACCCCGCCGAGAACCGGAACACGGCCCACAACTTCGCGGAAGGCGGCCCTACGCTCGCCGTTTGCTTCCTTACCATCTATTGCAGATCGTACACCTTGCGATACCGTCATGGCGTCGTTGAACAGACCTACGGTTGGGCCACCCACAGTTTCGAACATCCGCTGAGTTCCGTACACTCCGTTGTCACTGTTTGAAACAACATCGTACATGAGCTCTCCAACCAGACCTAATCCACCCAAGGCAACCATTCCGTCGAAGTAATTGCCAAGAACCTTGTCTAGCTCTGGGTTATCTTCGAATGCCGTTGTCAGTGTTTTTGATAGCTTGCGTTCGCGGAGCGCAAACTCACGGTTGTCTTCACCACCTCGACCTTGAACCACGTCCTTAGTCGCAACGGTGAGGCTGCCCACCGCTGGCCCTGCAACGAGCAGAGCGGCGAGCGGCCCAAGTCTATTATCAGACTGACCGACAAATGCTTTGGCAAAATTGGCTGCCCTGTCGGCAGGATTATTGCCAGCGAACGCATCCTGCACAACTTTGTTACTCATGCGCGTCATCATCAGTGGGTATGACTTCAACTGCATGACGATTGCGCCCAGAGGAGTTGCGCCCCACAAAGGCAGATCGTTTGGATTAGGAGTAAAGATCATCTGGTTAGTGAGCTTAATCAGTGATGCCGCCAGCTTGTCGTTTAACGGGTGCTCATTTGCAGAGCCACGGCTCTCCATGATTATATCGAGATCTAAATTTGGGTCGTCTATAAGCTCTTGAAGACCTTCCTCCACTAATATTTGCCGTGCGATCCGTCCTTTACGTGTACCTTTTGCCTCACGAAGTAATCTATGCTGAGCCTTAACGTGCTCGTAGCTAACAGCAGCCGCCACGTCTCTCATGGTGTCTGTCCAAGGAGTAAGCAATGTTGAGTTGAAAAATCCAGTCATGAACTGCGTGCTGTCCACCCCGTGAGCAACTGTCAGTCTTTGGTGTACTGCGTTCTCAGTCGCAGCCCCAACATTTCGGATCATGTCTTTGTAGGCTGGTTCGCGAGCATATTTGTACAGCGCCTTGGTGTACGACTTTAAATCACCTGTACGTATCAGTGGAAGAACCACGTCGGCCAACGAGGTAAGTGTTGTAAAGCTAAGCAAAGTTACAGCATTTACACCACGAAGCCACTTTGATGCGTTCTTCATGGAGTACAATCCGTGCGCTCCGTCCACTGGCTTACGCATCGCAGCGTTCATAAATCCCTGAGCATGATCCACGTTTGCTTTGCTTGTCAGCTTGGTCAGACCCTTCGTGTCCACCAGAGCGTTCGCGATAGCCCTTGCACGCTTAGAAAAGTTCTGTCGCATCTGTGCGGCTTCTGGAGAATTGGCTAGAGGCTTATCAAGCAGCGCCATGATAACGCCCTCTAGCTCAGCAGCAGACGCTCCGTTTTGTGCCTTTAGTGTCAGATCATCAGCGACTTTGCCGCCTATAAAACTGTCTTTGACCGGAGCCATGAAGTAGCTATCATCGAATACCCTATTCATCATCCCCTCACCCGAATGACCCATGCGAGAGTAATTGGTTTTAAGGATTTTGTTAGAGGTCAGCAGCGTGGAAATTGTTTGACGGGCGTGCATTGGGTCAGAAAGTATCGCGATATAATCGTGATACCCGTGGATGCCAGCGCCATACTGGTCTGACAGATCAATGCGGTGCTCCAAGCTGTCAGAGTATTTGGTCATAGAAACAAGCAAGTCGTTCTCTAGGAACGGTGCGAGGCTATCAACATTGTCGAAATCCGTAAAGCTAGGGAACTCGTCAAGCCGCATCATCCGGCTGAAGTCCAAGCTGTCCTCATTACCTTTACCCGTAGTGCTTTTGAGGCTGCTAGAAGGGCTGGAAAGTACACCATCATTATCAAGGAGCTTGTTGACCAAACGAGTGGCAGAAGCATACGCGTCTACCTCCAGCATTGGCTTGCTTCCGCCAGCCGATTGGTCTTCCGTCATGAAATACTTAGCAACACGCTTCTTAAATATCTCTGGATCAGCCTCAATCAGGTCTTTGCGCCATACTTGTGGGAAGTAGTTTTGCTGAATGTTACCTACGGGGTAGTTACCGGAAGCACGTAGCCTGGCAATAGCGTTATCTAAGTACGTACGGATGTGCGTATAAGTTTCCAGCTCCGCTATATTTAATGAGCTTACTTTGTTTTGGTCACGAAGCGCCATCACGATGCGTCCGTGGCTGGCCGGTTGACTGGTACGCCGTTTGGGAGCCATTCCCACAGTGCCCATAGCGCTTTCGGCCATGAGGACTGGGCCACTCTGCCAGTAACGTGAAAGTTTATTCCCCGCATCTGGCAGAGATTTGAGCATACGCGTCATCGGCATTAGGAACTTGCCCATCTTAGCATTGGTTCGCTCAAAGTGCCCGCCTCCGCCCGCTTCTGGCTCTATGAAATCAGCTAAGCTATTCAAGCCAGAGCGCTTCATGATCTTGGCGTTCGTACGAAGTGGGTTGTAGATACCCGATTTACGTATCTCCGCTGCGGCGACATCCGGCAGACCTTTGCCACGGGCGACGGCGATCATTCCGTCTAGTGTCGTGGCCTGTACTCCTGCATTTTCCAAGGTTTGTGCTGCTTGTGAGAATACTTTTATCGGGTCTT